CCAGTCGGGTTCAGGGCGCTCGTCTGCCTCGGTTCGGTAAAGGTCGGTGACAGGACCTTCAAGGAGGAGAGCCACTTCTCTGTTGTCACGGCTGCCTCTACCGTTGAGGCCCTGTCCGACCGCGTGCTGCTGCTTGACTTCAGCCGCTCAATCTCCCCACGATCATGAAGCGCCCCTTTGTTCACCGCCTCATCATGACGCCGCTGGCGTCCTACGTCGGCTTTGCTGCCCTGCTGTACGGCGCCTACGCCCTCGCCACCGGCCAGGCGTCGCTGTGGTGGCTCGCGCTGTTCGTTCCTGCCACATTCATGATCCTGATGGGCGTGACGGTTGGCCTGCACCGCCTCTTCTGCCACAACGCCTTTCGCACCTCGACCTTCTGGCACGTGGTGCTTGGCTGGCTGGGAACTCTCGGTCTGTACGGCTCATCGGTGCAGTGGTGCGCCATGCACGTCTCGCACCACAAGTACAGCGACACCGAGAAGGACCCGCACTACACGGGCTGGCGCTACCTCTTCTGGAAGAAGAACAACCCAACCATCTTCCACCGGCGCACGCTCGTTCGGCTCTACCGCAACCCGCTGCACCGCTTCCTCTTCAAGTACTACGTGCTTGTCGTCGGCGGCACCGCGCTGGCGCTCTACCTCATCTCACCATGGGCGCTCGTGTTCGGCTACCTGGCACCGATGGGCTGGCTCCACTTCGTCGGGTCGGCGCACCAGGTGTTCGCTCACGACAAAACAGGACCTCTCGACCAGAAGTGGATGGAGGTCCTGTTGTTCACAGGTGGGGAGTGGCTGCACGGCCATCACCACAAGAAGGCAGGTGACCCGCGCTTCGGCGTTTGGGACGCCGGCTATCGCTTCATTCAGCTGATCCGAGCTGACCGCACTGCCGCTTGAGATCGGCCGCCTTGTGGCCGATGAACGCGAACTGGTCCTGGAGGTTGGCCGTCAGCTCAGCGGCTTCCTGCACCATCCACTTCAGCAGCTCGTCCGGCGACAGCTTCTCGCGCATCAGGTCGATCTTCAGCTGCATCGCCAGGGCGGCCGAACGGTGCTCCGCCGGCACGCTGTCCAGGAACTCCTTGATGACCTTGGCGCGCTCCGCCTCGAACTTGTCGGGGTCGTGACGGAACCAGAACAGGTGCTCGACTGAGGGGATGGACATGGTGGCCCTTTCCGTTGAGATGAGACCATTGTACACCAGCTGCCTGCGGTTGTACACAGGCAGAGTGTAACAGTTTCAGTCGTCCAGCTCGACGCTGTAGCCCCAGAGGTAGTCGATGTAGTCCACCACCTCTTCGGCGTCGTGCACCTCCAGCTTGCGGCCCTTGTACGGCGTGTACTTGAGCTTCAGCGTGCGGTCACCTTCCATGTCGGCGCCGACAACGGCGATCTGCGGCACCATGTTGATGCGCTCCTTCGACTTGGCCAGCGCCGTGCGAAGGTTGCGGTAGCCGATGTCGTCGTGGATCTCGGTGACGATGGCCTTGGCAACTTCCTCGCCGTCCTCCATTTCGTACTGGAGGTTGATCGAGAAGAGGTGCAGGTCGCGCATCACCTTCGGTGACAAGTACTGGGCGATGAAGCTGTCGTCGCGGTGCTCGAACGCGGCCTCCTTGACGGCGTCCTGCCAGCGCTTGCCGATCAGGTGCGGGAACCACTCGCGGTCCTCATCGGTGATGGGCACCCACACGCGACCGCTGGCCTTCTCCTTCCACTCACCGCCATCGCAGATGCGCTTGACGTCACGGAGGATGGCGAAGCCGAGCGCGTACGGGTTGAAGCCGTTGTACCAGCGCTTGTTGTACTCGGGCTGGTAGATCACGCCCGAGTGGTGGTCGAGGAACGCCATGTAGGCGTCTGGCGACAGGATGCCCTTCTCCTCGAGGCGCGTCATGATGTAGTGGTGCGTGAAGGAGGCGAAGCCCTCGTTCAGCGTCTGCGTCATGCCCTGCGGGTAGAAGTACTGGTTGATCTTCCAAATGATCCGGCAGATCTCGCGCTTCCACGGCTCGAGGTTCGGCGACTTCTTCATGATGAAGTAGAGCAGGTTCTCTTCTTCCTCGAAGTGCTCTTCTTCCTCTCTGATCGGATCATCATGCGAGACGGTCGTCTTCTTCATGATGATGTCGAGCTCGCGCTGGCGCCGCTCGTCGTCCTCGATCAGCTTCTGCAGGCGGGCCTCCTCGCTCAGGCGCGGGCGGTGCTTGCGCTTGAACTTGTCGATGGAGTGCGACGCGATGGAGTGCGCGGCGTCGAGCACCATCTCCACCTCATCAGGACCGTAGCGGTGCTCGCAGCGGCGGATGTAGTCGCGCGCGAAGACCATGTAGTCGATGATGGAGCCGGCATTCGTCCACTGCTGGAAGCAGATGTTGTTCTTGAAGACGGCGTTGTGGCCGAAGGCGGCATGCGCGATCACCATCGTCTGCATCAGCATGCTGTTCTCCTCCATGAGGTAGGAGATGCACGGGTTGCTGTTGATGACGATCTCGTAGGCCAAGCCCATGCGGCCCTTCTGGTAGGCCTTCTCGTTCTTCAGGAACTCCTTGCCGAAGCTCCAGTGCGAGTAGTTGACGGGCAGGCCGATCGAGGCATACGCGTCCAGCATCTGCTCGGCGGTGATGATCTCGATCTGGTTGGGGTAGACGTCGAGCTCCATCTCCTCGATGGCGATCTTCTCGCACTCGCGGTAGACGCGCTCGATGAGCTCAGGGGTCCAGTCGGTACGGGACGTGATCAGGAAGTCGCTCACTTGGTGTCCTTCGTCTTCTTGCCGTAGACAGTCTTGAACTGCTTGAAGATCTCATCTTCCTTCTGGATCTTCAGCGCGTGGAACTTGGCGTTGGTGTTGGCCAGCGACTGCATGGTGTTCCAGAGCGAGGGGCCGCTGCCGTAGCTGGCCGCGTAGCTCTCGCCTACCTGCACGTAGACGGCGTGACGCAGCTTCGACAGCAGCCCCCGTTCCTCGAGCTCGGCCATGACCTCGCGGTTGTCCATGTCCCAGTTGTCGCCGTCACCGGCGTAGGACAGGTAGATGTTGGTCTGGTCGGGATCGTAGCGCTGGCCGATGATCTCGTTGGCGAGCTTGAGACCGGAGGAGACCGTCGTTCCGCCGCTCTTGCGCGTCGTGAAGAAGTCCTGCTCGGTCATCTCCTCGGCGTCGTCCGTGTGGGCGATGAACACGAGGTCGGTGTTCGGGTAGCGGCGCTCGATGAAGGCGTACTGCAACGCGAAGAACTTCCGCGCGATCGTCTTCTTCTCCTCGTCCATCGAGCCGGAGATGTCCATCACCATCACGAGAACGGCGTCGGCCTGCTTGACCTGCACCTTCTCGGTCTTGCGGTAGCGAAGGTCGACCTTCTCGAAGAAGGGGATGGCACCGATCTTGGTGCGCAGCTCCTCGATGCGGGCCTTCACCTCATGGTAGCGCGAGTTGGCAACACCGTTCAGCGGGTTGTTGATGAGCGTCTCTTCCAGCTGGTCGAGCTCCTTCTCGAGCTGCTCGAGCTCCTCGCGGGCATCCAGCGAGAGGGCGCGCCGGCGGCCGAGGCCGTTGCGGAACGAGCGGATGACCGACAGCTGGGCGGCGTTGCCTTCCTTCTGGAAGCCGGCCGGCTTCCACACGGCCTCAGGCAGCACCTTCTCGCTGGTCTCCTGGAGGTCAGGCAGCTCGCAGTCCTCGAAGAAGATGTCGTACCACTCGGAGCGGGAGACGTTGATGATGAAGTCGTCCTCGCCCTCACCGTGACCAGCGCCGTTGCCCTTGCCACCGCCCTTGCCTGAGCCGCGAGGGTCGATCGGGAACTCGTCGCCGCGCTCCCAGTGGTCGTTGCCGACGAGCACGATCTCGCGCTCACCCGTGTCGGGGTCGTAGTGGAAGGTCGGTTCGTGCAGCGCGTCCTTGGTGATGGACACGGGGTTCGAGAAGGTCTTGGACGACTGGCTGTTGGCCGAGCCGCCCTTGACGGAGCCACCGCCCACGTCCTTGGGCTGCGAGGCACGGATGCTCTCGCGGATGCGCGCCAGGAGCTTCTCGCGGTTGTTGAGGGACTTGCCGCGCGAGGTGCGGCGGCGGTCCACGAAGATGAACGTCGTTGCCATGTCAGAGCCTTGAGAAAGCGATGACACAGGTGCACAGCATCCAGGTCAGGCCGAAGTCGAAGAGCAGTGTGCCCGTCGCGGCGAACTGGACGATGGGCACCCAGCCCATCATGATGACCAGGAAGAAGAGGAACCGCCAGGGCTCGCGAAGCGCGTCGTACCAGCGGTTGAACCTCTTCAGCATGATCAGCTCGACTTTCTGTTGTTCGTGAACCAGCTCACGAGGATCTTCACCTGGTCGACGGTGTAGCCCTTGTCGACCATGCGCTGGACGAAGCCGTTGTGCTTCTCTTCCAGTTCCTTGTCCTGCTTCGGACCGAACGAGATGACCGGCATGATCTGCTCGGTGGCAGCGAACATGCGCTTCTCGATGACGACCTTGATCTTCTCGTAGCTGTCCCAGCTCGGCGACTTGCCGTCGTTCTTGTTCTTGTAGCGGAGGACGTAGCGCACCACCTCGTCGCGGAAGTCCTTCGGGTTGGCGATGCCGCTGGCCTTCTCGATCTCCTCCAGCTTCTTGTTGAGGTTGTCGCGGTCCAGCAGGACGTGGGTCTCGGGATCGCGGCACTGCTCGTCGGCCAGCCACGCCTCAGCGAAGAGGACGTAGCGCTCGAACATGTTCTGGCCGAACGGACGGTAGCTCTCGAGGTAGGCCGTGCGCAGCTCCTTCTCGAGGAACTCGAGGTAGCGCGGCTGCAGGTGCTCCTTGATGTAGCTCACGTACTTCTGCACGGTCTCGGCCGGCAGGGCCTCCTTGCGAACGGCCTCCTCGATGACGAACATGAGGTCGATCGGGTTGGCCTGGCGCTCCTCCGGACGGAGGTCGTACGTCGACGACAGCACCTTGAAGGCGAAGCGAGTGGACATGCCGCTCATGCCTTCGTCGTTGCCGGCGGCGTCGCGGTACTCCTCGTACGGCTTGGCGTTCGGCATCGTGTCCTTGACGTTGTCGCCGTTGTAGACGCGCAGCTTGGCGTAGAGCGTGCTGTTCTCGTGGTCCTTGAGGCGGGTCAGGATGCTCCACTGCGACAGCATCTTCAGGGTGCCAGGGGCGCACGGTGCCTTGGCGAGCGAGGAGCCGGCCAGCATCTTCTCGTAGATCTTGACTTCCTCGTCGTAGCGCAGGCAGTACGGAACGTCGACGATGTAGACGCGGTCGAGGAAGGCCTCGTTGGTCTTGTTGTTGCGGAAGGCGACCCACTCGCTCTCGTTCGAGTGGGCGAGGATGACGCCGGTGTAGGGCATCGACGGGATGGCTTCCGTGCCGTTGTAGTTGTGCTCCTGCGTGGCCATCAGCAGCGGGTTCAGGGTCTTGATGTTGGCCTTGAACATCTCGGCGAAGTCCATCAGGCCCTGATGCGTGCGGTTCAGACCGCCGCTGTACGAGTAGGCGTACGGGTGGTTCTGCGGGAACTTCTCGAGCTTGCGCAGATCGACCTTGCCGATCAGGACGGAGACGTCCTGGTTGTTCTCGTCGCCCGGCTCGACCTTCATGATGCCGAGCTGGCGGTCCTTGTTCGGGTAGACCTTGGCGACCTTGAACTTGGTCGGGTCACCGCCGAACTCCTTCAGCTTCTCCTGCGCCCAGCCGCTCATCACGGTGTTGAGGTAGCGGCGCGGAATGCCGTAGTCGTCCTCGAGCAGCTGGCCGTGCTCGAAGGCGTTGAACAGGCCGAGCGGGCTGTCCAGCACCGGCGACATCTGCTTCTCGGGGTCCTTCTCGTTCTCGTCGTACAGCACGTAGATGGGGTGCTGCTGCATGAGGGCCTTCAGGCGCTCAGCGATCGACGACTTGCCACCGCCGACGGGGCCCTTGAGGTAGAGGATCTGCTTGCTTTCCTCGAGACCGGCGGCCGCGTTGCGGAAGTAGGCGGCGATGCGCTCGATGGCGTCTTCGGCGCCGTAGAAGTCGCTGAAGCTCTCGTAGAAGCGGACCTTCTTGTTGGAGTGGATCCGGCTCAGGCGGACGTCGGAGCTGGTGTCGACGACCGTCGGCTCACCGATCGCGGCGACCATTCGCTCGTGGGCAGTGGCGTAGACCATCGGGTCAGCCTTTGCTCGCGCCAGGTATTCGTCGAGAGAGATGATCTCGGGCGCGGCGAACTTCGAGGCGAAGGAAGCTGCGAGGGTTGAGAGGGACATGCTGTATCTCCAGTGTGCAGATGGAAGGATAGTCTCTAAGAGTATTTTATGTGGTTTGGGGGAGTTGTGTAGGCTTTGCTAGGTTACACTCGCTCCCCTTCAGACACGTGATCGAGGTGGCGAAGCTCACCGTGCATCACGCAGCCAGGTTCGACGACGAGCGTGCGGTAGTAGATGGTCTTCGCCTTCAGCGTGGCACCGCTCTTGACGGCGAGCGTACCCTCGACGCGCAGCGTCTCGACGTCGGCAGAACCGTTGAGCGTGAAGTCGAACACCTCCACCTCGGTGGCATCGAGGCCGCCATTGACGTGCAGGCGCACCTGCTTCTGGTCAGGGGCCGGCTGAATGCGGTCGCTGTTGACGACGCCGTCCACCTGCACGGTGCCGGAGATGTTCAGCAGACCGTTGACGGTCGTGCCCTTGCCGATGAGGGTGTCGAACCCCTTGCTCTTGAAGATGCTCATGCTGTGGCCTCTTTGAAGTAGTAGGTCGTGGTAGCTGTCCATGAACCTGCGTCCTCATCGGGCAGCCATTCGAACAGATCTATTGGGTAGTGCGATCGACCAACCGACGTGCGGTGTGTCACCCTGCCTTCGTCGGACGTCCATTCAACGTGCGCGTAGACGAGAACTCCATCTCGCTCGGTGTATTCAGTCACCTTCAGCTTGTCACCAGGCTTAACTGGAAGACATTCAGAGGTGAGACCTCCTTCCCACGTCTTGATGTGACAGAGGTCAATGGTGGACTTGGGTGTCAGAAACTTCATGAAAGCCGGGTGATGGTGAGGTAGGAGGTGTAGAAGTCGCCGTCGCGCTCGGGAAGCGTCTTGTCGATGTGCCACTGCCGACCAGCCTTGGCCTCGCGAATGGTCCACAGCTTCCAGGCGGCGAAGTCCGTCATGAGGCGCACGTCACCGCCTGAGCTGTCATCGACGAGCGTGATGTGGAACTGATCGACGAGGTTGCGACGAACGGCATCCTCGTAGACGCTCGCCCCGCCGATGATCCAGATGGGCGGCTGGTCGGCGCTTCGACGGCTGTTCAGCTGGTCGATGTAGTCGAGACTGGAGATGATGTCGACGTCAGCGGAGGCCGAGAAGTGCTCGCGCGCTTCGCTGTACGGCTTGCGCGTGAGGATGATGTTCTTGCGGTTCGGCAGGCCAGTCGGTCGCTTCAGCGAGACCCACGTGTTGAAGCCCATGACGACGGGGCAGCCGGTCGTCAGCTCCTTGAAGCGCTTCATGTCGTTCGGAAGCCGCCATGGAAGGCGACCGTCCGACCACCCGATGGAGTTGCCGCGATCGACGGCGACAATGAGCTTGATCATGCCGTGAGCTCTTGGATGCTGTCGAAGCTGACGGGACCCTGCATGACCTTGGTCAGGAAGGCAAGCGAGCACTCATACGAGCCGCTGTACGACCACACCATGTACCAGTCGGGCGCCTCGGTCGCGGTGTTGTGAAGGCGGTTCTGCGCTGCGCAGTAGCCCTTGGCCTGAGCCTCGTTGTCGAAGGCCATGTAGCCCTCAACGCGTGAGCCCCAGCCGCGCTCGGTCTGCACGATGACGTGGACGCGCGCCAGCTTCTCGACGAGCTGCTTCAGCTTCTCCACCTTCGCGCTTTCAGCGAGAGTGTCCTCGGGCCAGTTCCACTGCTTCTTGATGGAGTTGGCACCAGCGGCTGCCTGGGCTGAGCGCTCGACGGTGTCGCCCCACGTCGTCACCACCGTGCCGCTCTCCTGCGAGTGGCCGAAGATGATGATCTGCGTGAAGCCCAGCGTGCGGGCCATGCTCTCGGCCAGCGCGATGCGAATTGGCGAGGCGTTCTCAATGTCCTGTCGGCTCAAGATCCAGCTCCATGATGAGAGTGAGAAGGTAGTCGATGGCCTCGTCCCAGACCTTGCGCTGGGACGGCTCAGCCTCGCGGTGCTTTCGGCAGAGCTCGAGGTCAGCGAGCAGCTTGTCTCGCCGCTCCTCGACGGACCTGTCGACGCAGGCCGGCATCAGTGCTCCACGTCCTCGTAGATGACCTCGACGCCCAGCTGAGCGGCGATGTTCTCGAACATGCTGCACATGTCCTCCATGCCCTGCCAGCCGTGCTGGTCATGGTCGGTATCGCCGACCTTCTCGCCGTTGACGAAGAACTCGTGCGGTCCTTCGTCACCGAACTCCTGCACGACCTTGAACTCGGGTTCTTTCACTTTGCACCTTCCTCTGGCACGTAGCCTTCCAGGATGTGGCCGATGAGGGTGAGCGTGCCCACCAGCTCGAGCTTGATGTTCTCGAACACGGCCTCCTGGTAGGGAAACAGCCGCCGCGCCTTCTTGAGCCGAGGCAGGAACTCCTCCATCGTCTCCTTGACGTAGCGCTCCAGCCGAGGCCGCTTGAACACGCCGATCATGCTCGAGACGTTGTTCACTCGATCGCCGCCCTTGGCGACGCTGGTGTCCTCGTCCTCGAACACGGCATCCAGTGAGAAGTCGGGGTTCTTGACGCCGAGGATCTCCTTCGACATCTTCTTCAGCTTGACCAGGAACGCCTCGCCGAAGCGCCGCTCGATCTCAGCCGGATCGATGTAGATCTTCGTCTTCTGGTTCGCGTCCTCGAGCGCGTCGTGCAGGAACACCAGCATGTAGACGCGCTTGGGGCTGCGAATGTGCTTGTGCATCGTCCGCAGGTAGTGGAAGATCTGCAGCTGATGGATGAACTCCGGGTCGCCGCCGTTGCGGTAGCCGTCGTGGTGCGCGGCACCCAGCTCCATGGCCTCGATCACCTTGAAGTATTCGGGATCGCCTTCGGCCATTCCCAGCAGCCAGTAGCGCGCCGAGATCATGAGCTTTGAGAAGTCGGTCAGCTTTTCCATGAGTTCATTGTATCACACCCTCGCGGCTCTTCACTTGGTGATCTCCTGTTGGACCGCGGGCGCAGGAGGTGCCGACGGAGGAAGGACCTCGGACATCACCGAGGCCAGAAAGATGTAGGCGATGACGATGGGGAACGTGATCACGCGAACTCCAGCTCCTGGTCCGCCGCGTTCAGCGCGTCCAGGACCTCGACGTCGGACATGCCCGAGACGTCCATGCCGTAGAAGTGCTCCGCCACCAGGCGGCGCTGCTCCGGCTCCAGCGCTTCCAGCGGCGCGTCGCGCCACAGGTCCGCTTCCGGGTGGGAACCGATCAGGTCGTAGTTGATCTGCATGGTGTGCCTCAGTGGGTTGGTATGGTGCTATTGTAAGCCAGTGGGCAGGATTGTACACATCAAGAGTGTAACAACCCAACCCTGTTACAGCATCGCCTTGAGCTGACCGCGGCAACGGGCGCAGAGGCGGAACGACATGCCGCGGAGGTCCACGTTCGTCACGACGGCCTCGCCATCGGCACCCAGCTCGTACTGACCGTTCGTGCAGGCGTTGCACGAGCCAGTCCAGGCTTTGTTTGCCCGCGACACGCGGATCGCCTCGTTCAGCGAAACGCCTTCCCAGTCGGGCGGAACTCCCGTCGAGGCCTTTGCCATCTGTCGTGCCATGGTGATCTCCTTTCAAGCATTCTACAACACAGCGCTGGGCGCGTACACAGGCGAAGTGTAACCGCGCCGCTCCGATACAGGCATTAGTACGAAGATAGCGCGCCGCTGAAAAAGCGAAGGGCCCAAACCTGGTACAGGCTGGGCCCTTCGGAGCAGGGAATGCGCCGTGCCACCACTGGTGCGCAGAGGGACGCGAGTGTGCTCTACCCGGCCGGGTTCTTAGCCAAGAACGCGATAGCCGCGCCCTGCGAGACAACGCCCAATGATGTCCTGCTGTTTCTTGAGCGAGTTGACAGCGGCACCAGTGCCTGCAGCGACAGCCCCGCCACCAGCATTCAGTGTGTTGGCGCGGCTATGGCCACCAAGAGCAGCAGATAGCGCCGCTCCGAAAAGCGCTCCTGCAACTGCAGCACCGGCAGCATTTTCGCCAGGGCTTACCTGATTGGCGTACTGCTGGCACTCATAGAGGTCGCGATTGTACTGCGCAGTGTCAACACCCTTCATATCGACAACTGGCATGTAGCCAGCACCAACCCCTCCACCAGGGTGCGCAGTCGTTGCACATCCTGCAAGAAGCGCAACTGACGCAAGAAGTGATAGCGCCGTGTTGGTAATTCGATTCATGAAATCTCCTTTGCTGAGAACTTTATTTTACACTGCATGCCAACCTGTATCCAATCCACCACAGGTCAAACCGAGCAAACCACCTTCCATCGTTCTGACCAAACCCCAGGCGAACCATGCGGTTGCCTGGAGTCATGTCGATCCGTGTGATCACAGCTGAGCGATGATCTGCGGTACGGCGCTGTCGAAGCCCGCCACATCTAGCATGCCAGCGTCCTTCGGATCGCTGATCGTGAACTCCGACTGCATCGTGCCGACGACAACCGACTTCGCAGCCGGGTTGAAGGCGTCACGGTACTTCTTCAGCGCCTGCACCGGCTGGATGGAACCAGCCCAGGTCTCGTTGTCCGTGATGGTCACGAACTTGTCCACCTGCATCTTGTGCTGAGCTGCGTGCAGCATCGGCAGAGCGCAGTCCGTGCCGCCCCAGCTGAAGTCACGAATGACCTTCAGCGCCTGCTCGAGACGCATGTTCGGGCTGATCTTCAGCTCGCTCATGCGCGTGTTGAAGCCACCGATCCAGTAGTTCGGCTGGTGCTTGGCGATGGCCAGGGCCATGACGCCAGCGACCTCGGCTGCGACAAGCGCATCGAGACCGACAACCGTACCTGCACCGAACATCGAGCCAGAGCAGTCGACACCGAGCAGGTAGCTCTCACCCGTCTTGTCGACGTTGCCGAACGAAGCGTAGAACGCGTCGTTGAGCGCATCGACGATGCGCTGCTCGACCTTCCACGTCTTCTGGTCCTGGCCCGGGCGGAGCTTCAGCAGGCGACCCGCAGCGAACACCTTCTGGGCGTTCAGCAGCGTGACCGGGTGGACGCGCTGGGCCTTGAGGGCCTCAGCGTCCGACAGCTTCGCCACGATCAGCTTGGTAGCTTCCGACAGCGGGGCGATCAGGCCGTTCTGCGAGAACAGCGCGAGCTTGCGGATCAGCGCCGTCAGACCCATGCCCGGGAGCAGAGCCATCATGACGTCGTTGTCCTTGTGCCACTGCGTTGGCACCATTTCCCACGTCAGGTCCTTGTTCGACGCGATGAGGCGCAGCACATCGGCCTTGCGGTCCGTGCGCTTCAGCATCTCGAAGTCGACCACCAGCTGCGGCACGTTCATGCCCAGCTCCATGCCGTCGGAGCCCTTGACCGCGTAGCGGAAGAGGTTTGACTGCACTTCGCTCGACGGCTTCACGTGCGCCAGGCGCAGGACGTCGCGGTGTGCCCAGCCGTTGCGCGACTGGTACTTCAGCAGCTGGACGGCCAGGCGGTCCACGGTCTTGGACGTGTACCACTTTGCAACGCCGCGCTTGGTAGCGGCGTTCCACTTGCCGAGGCTGTCGACGATGGCGACGAACATGAACAGCCACGTACCCGTGCGGGCGACCTTCGGCAGCGCCTCGAAGGCGGCTTCCTTGGTCTTCTCGTCACCGTACACGGCCGCGAGGGCCAGCACGACAACTGCCGGGTCGTTCTTCGGGGCACGACCAGCCGTCGAGTACTCGACAGCGCGGGCAACGGTGCGCAGGCCGTCGGCCGCCACGCACTTCTTCACCACGTCGAACGACTGCTTGGTGACGTCGCGCTCACCAACGTAGTAGTTGCCACCTTCCGAGCCGATCACGAGGAACCGGTCCAGGACGCCCCACTGGTCGAGCGTGAAGGTCACGCCACCAGCGTTGTTGCGCTTCATCTCGGTCTCACGACCCGGGATGGCCTGTGACTGCGGCGTGGCGGCCTTCAGGACCTTCTCAGCGGCAGCGAAGTCGATGTACGTCTTGGACATGGTGTGGTTCTCCTATGAGTTCGGCTGTGGGTGACAGCAAGTTGATCTACAGCAGCACGCTGACGAAATTGCGGTGTCGGAAATTTCGGTCTGCGGTAATCCCTTGCGGGCTTGTACCTACGACCTACATCGGCGTTAGTTCGCGGCCGATCGCTCATGTGGTATTCGACCCACCAACGTCCATCATTTTCGGCGATGACGCACCTATCCGCTCGTAGGGTTTTGGCGGCGTACCCTGAACTGGCCCGGCTTGTCTTTCAACTTGCGTAGGTAGCTCAGATCCTTACGGTCACTTTGAGTAGATAACCAACTCCAAGCGGTCCGCGTGCTGTGTAGAAGAATTTCGATTGGGTAGAATGGGCCAACAAAGAGAGGAACGGAAATGGTAGGGATTGCCAGCCCTTGCCTTCTGTTTGCATGCATAGAGGAGAGTGCTCGTCCTCTAGAGGCACGGCATCCGTAGGATAACCGTTGCCGATCGGTTGGGTCCAATCGTCATACGCTGAATTGCTCCAACGCATGTGCTATTATATACGACCGGTGTGCGAAGGACACACAGAAATTCAGGTTGGAGCTACGGAAGCTTCCATTTGGGCGGTGCCCTTGCTGTACCCAAGGTCGCAGCGAAAGCCCAGTCCCTGGAGGTACTTCGTCAGAAGAGGGCGCTTGGACTTGTCAGGGATCGAGAAGAACCAGTGAGGGACCCGGATTGGATCCTTCCACGGCTGGCCCTTCGGGGTCGGGTACTTCGGGTTCTCCTCGTAGTAGCTTTCAGTCGTGATTCGAATGGTCGAAGGGTCCCACCCCTGCAGCTCGTAGAACGACTTGAGCGCGGTGTTCAGCCCGCTGCGAGACGCCTTTGGCTGCTTGACTTCGTCAAGCTTCATGTCATTTCCTTGTAGTTGACGCCGCTGATGTGCAGGTACGTCTGACCATCGCGAGGCATGAGGAAGTTTCCGGCCTGGTCGCGCGGCGCGACGTCATGGAAGAGAAAGCGGGTGGTCACGCCGTTCTTGGTAAGGTCCACCCACTCGTAGATGTCCTTGTCGTAGTAGCGACCGATCACGGTGTCCGATACCCTTACGGTCTGCTCCTCATCTACGCCAGCCAGCTTCTTCAACCGCTCGATCTCGGCACCGCTCTCGCCGGCTGCGAGGCGACGGTTGAGCTCGGTCAGCGCATTGAGCTGCTCCTGTGGGTCAACCTGCGTGCTGTGCAGCAGCTCCATCCAGAGCGCGGTGAAGAAGAGCATCGCGTAGTAGGAGACGAAGCCGAAGAGCCCGATTGGGGCCAGCACCCAGAGTGGCTGGTCAATCAGCGTGTAGATCACGAGAACGGAGTACAGCGCGGCCCAGATGGCTCGGTTGCGCTCTACGGTCTGGGCGATCCGTTCCTGCATCGACATGGGCATCTCTCCTCTGTGGTCTATTCTACACTGCGTGAGCCCTGCTGTGTTAGCCCACAGGCAGGTTAGCCCCTCTTGCCGAAGCGCGCCTTGAAGGCCTTGGTGAAGATCGGCTCTTGAACCTTGTAGAGCTGCGCGAAGGCGCGGGTGTAGTTGCTTACCAGCCGCTCGACAGGCGAGAGATCTGGCTCGGTCTCGGCGGTTGCTGGGGCTGGCGACTTGGCGCGCCAGCCGTACGTGCGGGTGTCATCACTCAGGCCCGTGATGCGGCCATTGGCTAGGACGCGGCGGTTGACTGCACGTGGATCACCAGGCTTATCTCTGTTCAGCTCAGGTTCCACGTCGCCGATCATGTGCCCCTTGATGCCACGAAAGCCGAAGGTGCCGTTGGTGGCCTCGCGCTTGTTGGTGACGTCCTCAAAGCCGAGGCTCATCAGCTTCTTGTACTCCTCAGAGCGGCGCGCAATTTCCATGGCCTTCGGGATGTCGCGCTTTGGCTCAACCTCCATGGCATCGAGCCAGTCGCCGACTGGTCCCATCGTGATGCCGCTGCGCTTGTAGGTGCGCTTCGAGTTGTCGTACGTAGAACCAGGCTGAGCCCACTTGCGGTAGTTCAGGCCTGTTTCCTCACGATCGAAGTGGGCCGTGTGACGCTCGCCGTTCTTGGAGCGCATGATCTCGTCGAGCTGATCATCGTCCTCGATGTAGTCGTCCTCGGGTTCCCAGCCGCCTTCCTGCCAGGCGCGCGTCTGGTTGAACCGCTCGGTGATGCGATAGATGACACCGCCCATCTCGTCGAACACCTTGCCAAGCAGGTCGTCCTTGGCGTCATCGTCTGCCATCTCGGCAGTCGCGATCTCAGGGAGGATGGTCGCAGGCAGCGTGAACGTGACGACCACTTCGGTGGCTTCCTCACCGGTAATCTCACCAACCTCGGAGCTGTCACCTGGGCTGAAGTCGTCGAGGTCTACACCGTAGAAGCTCATGGCAACGACGTACGCGTCGCCATGGGGCTGCACTGACGTGATGGAGAAGCCCGGTGTGCCGTGTGAGAGCAGGTGCTGACCGTTGTTGACGAAGGCGTCCATGAACCGGTCAGGGACGTAGTCAATCTCGTCTTCGAGGTACTTGTGAATGACTTTCGCGCCGGCAGCTGTTGCGCCGGCGGCCTCGAGGAGGTGTTTGAGGGTGGGGAAGCTCATGTCCTATTTACGACGAAGGGGACCCGAAGGTCCCCTTGCTCTGAGCTCAGGCGCTCTACTGAGCCGTCTCCAGGTGCTTCCACACCCGGCTGTGCTCCGGCAGAAACGACTTGAGGTACTCCATCTGGCACTGGAGGACGTTGCGGTTCTCCAGGATCAGGGCCTCAGCCAGGTTCGGTGCGTACGGCACGTACAGGAGCTGCATGCCGCAGTCCTCGAGCAGCTGGTCGTCCTTGCGGTGGTTGCAGTCCTCGCAGGCCGTAACCACGTTCGTCCACTTGTCCGGGCCGCCCTTTGAGCGGGGGATGACGTGGTCGCGCGTGAGGTGAGCTTCCTTGAAGATGTCACCACAGTACGCGCACATCATGTGGTCGCGGCGGAACAGGTCGCGGTTCGTCAGGCTTGGGGGACGGTGCAGCCGCTTGGCCGCGTAGCCTTCACCCTTGACGGCGATGATCGGAGCGGTGATGATGCGCGACTGCGTACCCGTCAGGCGGTTCTCACCACCACGGAACAGGACATCGTTCTCGCCCTCACCGAGCTGCCATGCAACCAGGCCCTTGGCGTGGTACACGATGGCGTCTTGGTGACTGATCCACTCGGCGGGGGCTCCGCCAACGTCTAGCTTGAGAATGCGGCTCATAGTTGTTCTACCTTTCTTTCCAGCTCCTCCACGAACTTAACGTGGTCCTTTCGTCCTTTCGCCCTGAAGCTTTCCAGGGTCATCCAGGTGGTGAACTCGGTCTCGTCACACCATTTGTCGAAGTCGTATCGGTCCAGGATTTCCTGGCCGTACACCGTCAGGTCGTAGGCGCCCGAGAAGAGCTCCACGCGACCGTGATACACGTCGATGATCGGGCCACGAACGTTGTCGCGCTTGAAGCCGAGCTCCTCCTCTGCCTCGCGAAGGGCGCACTCGAGCGGCGTTTCACCGTCCTCGATCTTGCCCTTGCTGATCATCGGCCGCGGACCACCAAACTTCGGGTCCGAGCTGACCATCATGAGGTAGCGGAGCACACCGTCCTCTCCCCTCAGGTAGGGGATCAGGCCAGCGCGCGGGCGTTTCTCGTAACCGTCATCATCCTTTTCATGCATGGTGCAATTATACATCAGGTTGAGGTTGCCGTACACTGACAACCTGTAACAAGAACGGGGTTCTGCCACTCATGTAACAGAACCCCGTCTCTGCGTGTGCGTTGTTCTGTTCTAGTGAGTACCGTCGCCGGTGAGTTCGATGATCCAACGGAAGCAAGCGAAGTCGACGATGACGCATGGGTGCGGGACGTCAACCTCTGGGGCCGCGGAGACGTACTCCAGCCCGAAGGACATTCCGTTGATGATGTCGAACGTGACGTCCATCACTTCTTGCCGAGGCGCGACGTGACTTGGTCCTTCAGGTAGCCCCACACCATCATCCAGAACGGTGAGAAGGCTGCACCAACGGCGATGCCACAGATGAATTCAAACATGGAGGTCTCCTTTCAAGTGCCGACAAGCTGTCGACCTTCTATTTACAGGGCCTCAGCGCCCGTGGGACATCACAAGCCGCCCAGCCGCGGTGCTGCGCAGGAGCTTGAAAGGAACCTGGTGGGAGGCGAGAGTGCCCTTCGGGAGCTGCTCTGAGAGCAGCAGCTCCAGCACCGCGACGCCAGTGCCTGCCGTCGTCAGCTCGAGAGCCGTCAGGCCGATCGCCTCGCTAGGGTAGAAGTGGATGCCTGCCGAAGCCGAGTGTCCATGGCGGTCGGAGGCATGGGCAACCAGCACCACCACGTCGTTGCGCGTGGCCTGGAAGCTCTGCATCGCCAGCTCCACGGCGGCCTGCTGTGGGTCCTCGGCTTCAGCCACCGAGTTGAGCAGCTTCTGGATGTACTCCAGGTGACCAGGGTAGCGCAGCGTCTTGTACTCGACGTTTGGAATGGAGGCGTAGGCAAGCAGGTTGCCAACACCACCGGCGGTGGTGAAGCCCTCGTAGCGCACGCCGTTGACGACGAGGTGCTCCTCGTCGGAGAGCGGTGCCACCTCTTCAATGTCGCCGTCCACCTTGCGGTAGGCTGGCTTGACGTACTCGTTGATGAGGCCGTTCGGTGACCACGTGATGGCGTAGTGGGCTGGTCCAAAGGACACGAGCGGCAGCGCACCAACTCGAAGGTCAAGCGAGTAGGGCTCGCCAAGTCCCTCAAAGAGGGAGTGGCCGATGTAGGACACCAGGCCTGGAGCCAGGCCGGTCTGCGGCACGAACGTGATGCGGCTGACGTTGAGCTGCTCGATGGCGCGCGTTACCGCGTTGTCCTCGGTGAAGTCGATGTAGTTGGAACCGAGACGGGCAGCGATGTCGGCCACCTGCACGTTCACGTAGTACGGCGTGGAGCAGACGACGGTGTGCGGCTTGAACTCGCGCAGCACCGCTTCCATCGTGTCCTTGTTTCCTGCCAGCTTCACCGGCGCGCCAGTCTCGGCGAGGCGCTCAAGCAGCTCAGAGCTGCTGTCGATGAGCAGGCACGTCGTGCTGTCGCGCAGCGAAGGGATGTGCTGAAGGATGCGGTAGAAGGCCTGACCGACGCGGCCAGCCCCGACGATTGCGATGTTTGCCATGAGAGGGTTCCTGATTAGGGCAACCCTCTATTTACCGTCACTCCGGGAGCAACTTCATCAGAAGAACCAGGTCTGGCCGAACTCGGTGCTGGAGCCCTTGGCAGCGAACTGCAGGTCGCACATGGCCTTCACCTCGGTCACGATGGCCAGACGCTCGGCATCGTTCTCCAGCGGCAGGTCAGAGAGGAAGTTGGCGTAGGCCAGGTGGGCCAGGCGGTCAGGACCTGCACCGCGCAGGTTGATCTTCTCGATCTCGTTCAGGCGGTTGAACAGCTTGATCGCGGTTTCCATGCGTGCTCCTGTGGGTGGCTGATGGTGCATTGTACACCACTTTCCAGCCCATGTACACAGGCTCAGGCGGAGGTTACACTTCGGCGAGAGCGGCGGCGGTCCTTGAAGGTGATCGGCTCGTCACTCTGCCGACGGTTCAACGGGCCGCGCCAGAGGCGACAGCTGTTAAACCGCGAGATGAGGATCGCAATCACGCACAGGGCCGTGAGGCACAGTACTGCTTTCATGGTGCTCAGCGGTTGATGTTGTCGAAGAAGACGTTGCTTGAAACGTCTGCCAGCGTGCGCCGAATATCCTCGGCCTGCTCAGGTGTGGGCTTTGCTGTCAGGCCAACCGTAACGAAGCCGGTGAACTGGCCGTAGTGGGGTGGAATGCTGATGCGGCAGAGATATGGAACCCGAGATGCAAGAGACGGACCAAGAACTCCCTTGTTCTCGTAGCAGACGAACTCACCGTTGATGGTACGGACAACCGATGCGTTGTAGTTGTCATCGGTGCCAAACAGAGGACGGGTGGTGCCGTTCTTGGCGAAGCGGTCGCTCAGCTCAAACGTGACAACTGGATCATCTGAGTACCAGAACACCACATCAGCCTCATTCAGGCGAATGTTGGCGCTGGTCACTGTGATCAGATGAATGTACGGGGCCACATCAACGAATGTCTTCAGGCGTACCTGCACCTTGTCCTTCACCTTGAGGCGAACATGCTCAAGTGGCCGCGGCAGGGTGGTGTCGTTGCGCGTGTCCCAGATGCTGCTGCGGTTCTCAAAGATGGTGAGTGAGACGATCCACACCAGAGCCCCGAGCGTGACCATGCCGAGCCGCTTGAAGGTGATCCAGGTCAGGAGCTTCTGGATCCATGGAAGTTGGTTCAGCATGTCAGTTGTGTCCAGGTACTACGAGGGGCTCAGGCTTCTTGACGACGTCGCGAAGGTAGATCTCGACCGAGAACCGGGCGAGCTCAATTCGAAGTCGCTCCAGCTCCTCCTTCGTCGGCACCTTGCGGAGGCCCACAGTCAGGATGCCCACGAAGCGACCGTAGAAGGGCGGGATGGACAGGCGGCACACCATCGGCATCTCCTTCTGCAGCTCAGGGAAGAGCCGGTAGAAGACCGTGTCCTCAATGCGGGTGCAGACGAACTCATTGTTCAGAACGCCGATCATCTGCTGCGTGTTCTTGGCATCCATGTCAAACACCGGCTGAGGGAACAGCATCGAGGCCTTGTTGTTGACGAGCTGCTCGTACTGGCTGTCGAGGTGCCAGTACTTGGGAATGCGGCGGTTCTGCTGCAGATCGATCTCGGTGACCAACACCATGTTCATCCACTGCGAGCCCTTCACCATGCCGACCATCTGCGTCTTCGTCTGGTCGGTGAGCGTCCAGTTTGCCTGCTCCGTCTGGCCTCGGGCGTACGTCACCACCTTGTCGAACACGGCAGTACGGTTCTCGTAGATGAGCGTGAGAGCGGTTGCCAGCAGACCGGCTAGAAACACAGCAGCGATCTTGCTGAGGGTGAGCTTGTCGGTCACGTCCTGCAGGAACTGCACGATGGCCTCAGGAGCGGACTTCACCGCCTCAGCTGCCTTTTCAAGTTTGCGCGTCTTGGGAGTTTGAGCCATGTTTCACTTTGCGAGGTTGATTTCTGACCACTTTGGGTGGCCCCATTTCTTCAGCTCTGGCTCTGCTTGTTTAATGCACGTTGTTAGCGCCTTGAGTGCTGCAGGGGAAACATCGCTGGCCGCCATGAGAACTGAGCGGACGGCGACGAGCTCTACCGACGAGCTCTGCCACGGGTACGTGTTTGCTGGTAGGACTGAGGCGGCAAAGTGGCTCCTGCTGCTCAGCGTGCTAAGGTTGATCAGCCCAACTCGCCGTTCCACCGACTTCGGTAGGTCGTTAAGGAGGCGAGATGGGTGGCCTGTGATGAGGAAGATGGCGTCTACCTCACCGAGAAGGAGGCTCAGGAGAGCCTCATCGTTGCCCTGCTCAACCGCGATCCAGTCGATGTTGAGCAGGCGACGAATGTAGCTGGAGCTGTACCACACTCCAGAACCGGGCTGACCGATAGCCACGCGCTTACCGCGCAGGTCGGAGATTGTCTTGATGTTGGAGCCGAGGTTGACAAGAACTGAGACGTCCTCGTTGTACATCTGCAGCACCGTTTGCAGGCGCGCGATGCTGGCCTCAGAGGGGCTGAGGCCCTGAACCGCGTCTAGCTGGCTGAAGCCGATGCGGTTCGTGCCGTTGCTGGGCTGCACCAACCGGTTGAGGTTGTCGGTGGAGCCGTCTGTGGCAACGATGGAGATTGGGATGGATGGGCAGGCGCGGCGAATGTCCTCAGCGAAGGCGTAGTACGTACCACGCACCGATCCTGTGAAGACGGTGAAAGCCGGAGGGCTGTCCTTAGCTGCCGTGAAACTGCTCAGCAGAAGGAGAGCGATCGCGAGGAGGAGCTTCATCTAGCGCTGTGTTCCTATCATGCCCCGATAGCGGCACAGCGTATTTAGGGATGGAGGCAGGAGAGGAGAGCTCTCAGAGCTCTCCTCAGACTTCTGTCAGGCTGCTGCCTTGTCCGGGTACTTTGCGTCCAGGACATCGATTGCGTGAAGCGGGGAGGTCCCGCGCTCAAGCATCGTGATCTTCTCAGGGTCAAAGCCGTTCTCAGGCGTGATCAGACTTTCACTAGGTGAAATGCCGCCACGGAACTTGCCGTCGCCCTTCTTGTGCATGAGGTTGCCCGTTGCTGGGTCAACCGAGCCCCACTTGGGAGTGTGGGCTGTCTCGATCGGCTCAACGTAGTACGTTCGGCCGGTGCGGCGCGAGACAACGATGAACCGACCGGTGTCGTCGGTGTTGGTCAGGAACTTGGTCCTGAAGGTGGTGTCCATGTGGGCTCCTTACAGAGCCGCGATCTCCCGTCGCAGCTCCTGAATGCGCTTGGTTTTGCCAGGCACGTCGATCTCGGCAGCTGAGGACGCCTTCTTCTGTAGAGCGAGACGGAGCTCGGCTTCGAGGACAGCAAGGCGTTCGATCAGCTTCTGCTTCTTCTTGGCGACTTGTGACATCGGAGCTCTCCTTGGAGATGTTGAGTATGGAAGATGGAACCGCGGAGGGGACTCGAACCCCAGCGTCCAGCCTTCGGAGGGCCAGCGCCGTTCCTTCGGCCGCGGTATGGAAGTGGTACCTGGTGTGGGACTCGAACCCACATGCTCTGCTGTGTGAAAGCAGCGCTTGAACCTCTCAGCTACCCAGGCATGGATGTGATACCCCCGGAGGGACTCGAACCCCCATCGGCTAACTTAGAAGGAAAGCCTCCGCTCCTCCGGCGGGGGTGTTACTTTCGTGGTGCAGCTACGCCCTGCGTGTGCCCAGGGATGGTCTTGTACTTGGGCATCGGGACGGATGGTGTCGACGTTGTGCCTGACGGCTTGCCGATGCCGATGGAGATACCCAGCACTCCGAGGTTGGCGACGGCTGCCTTGCCTGCCGGGACCGAGGCCTTCGACAGAAAGTGCGTACCGCTCAGAGGAATGAGTTCACCTACTCGCATGCAGTATTTAGTGGTGAGGGCAGTGGGAGTCGAACCCACGGTGGCGGTTTCCCGCGTCGGGTTAAAAGCCCGATACCTTCGGCCTCTCGGTCACACCCCCTTGAAGGGGCGTTTTCCGGAGGCGCTGGTGGCTGAACGCATAGCGCGCTCCTTTCAAGTTGTTGGCAAGGGAGGTCGGACTCGAACCGACTAGTGACTGCGTTCAAAGCGCAGTGCCTCGACCACTTTGGCTTCTCCCCATCAGAATTGGCAAGCCGTCTCGGACTCGAACCGAGGCCCTCGTGGCTCAGAACCACGCCGCTCTTCCCCTTAAGCTACCGGCCAACTGGATGGTACCCACGAGTGGAATCGAACCACTGTATCTGCCGTGTCAAAGCAGTGCTCTACCATTGAGCTACGCGGGCAATGTTCTGGTTGCTCCTGTAGGGATTGAACCTACGACCTTCGCCTTATCAAGACGCTGCTCTACCACTGAGCTAAGGAGCAATTGTGACAGCAAAGGCTCTTTCGAGCGCGCGTTTAGACGGGGTGATCATGAAAAGTGATAACCGTCAGGTTGCAATCCGGCTGTCGATCTTGGAGGTGGTGGTCGGAATCGAACCGACTTCGACTTCCTTATGAGGGAAGTGCATTACCTCAATGCTACACCACCATGTTCTGGTACCCCTGGCTGGACTCGAACCAGCGCATGCTCGCTTAGGAGGCGTGCCGCCGTTCCTTCGGCAGGGGTTTCGTGTTTGGCTGGCCGCCCAGGAATCGAACCCGGCTCCTATTGGCCATCAATGAAAGCCTTGCACCTAGCAATTTCTGCTTTAGTGTCAGCATACATCTTCTTCCACTTGACACGCAAAACTTTCCATCCTGCTGTCTCAAGTACTTTGTCTTTGCGTGCATCGCTTTCGCGCTGCTTCTCAAATCGTTCGTGTTGATCACCATCAATCTCGATGGCTTTCATCAAGTGCGGCCAGGCAAAATCAATGCTGTAGCGGCCAACAGGATATTCCTGTTTGAAGTTCTTGTCAGCAAATTCGTTGCGGATAACATCTGCAAAGAATTTCTCCGGGTATGAAGGCTCATTGTTCCAGCGACTTGCACCAATGTTGTGCGCCCTATTTTCAGCATGGGCTTTCTTCATTGAAGCAGAAGTAGCCGCTCGGCGCCCATCTGAGGCCGCTTTTCCTTTTGACCATGTTGGCTTACCACGCAGTGCTTGACTGATTCGTTCTACACTTGAATTGTTTGTTTTCTTTTTGCCCTTATTCCAGATTTCCTTTCCCGTAGACCGCGGGTTCACATAGTCTGGATTATGCTGTTGGTTAACGTGCGAAGCAAGACCAAGTGGTTTGTACTCCTTACCACAAACAGGGCAAGGAACCTTGTTTTCAAGCAACTCAAAGGTTTTCATGAGTCTATTTAGATTGGCTCCGCGACCAGGAATCGAACCTGACTAATCACCGTTAACAGCGGTGCGGTTGTCACCATGACGCCTCTCGCGGAATAGAATCTGTTGGTGCTCTGTGAGTGAATCGAACACTCGCCTACTCCTTACGAGAGAGTCAGACTACCACTATCCTAACAGAGCATGATTGTTGGGGTGTAGGACGGGACTCGAACCCGCAGCGGCTGGAATCACAATCCAGGGCTCTACCAATTGAGCTACCTACACCATCGAATGGGATCATCTGGTCGGACTCGAACCGACGGCCTACTTTACCCACCAGCGTTTGGCCCTTCGCCATGAGGTGGTTGCTGCTCTACCGACTGAGCTACAGACAATTCTTGGGGTGAAGCTGGGAATCGAACCCTCGCTTACTGTTTCACAGACAGTCGTGCTTCCACTACACTAGCAACACCATTGATTGGGGGACCCTGGGTGGATTCGAACCAACCATCACCTGCTTCTTAGCAGGTGTCCTGCCGTTAGACGACAGAGTCCATTGTTTGGCGGACGTACGGGGACTCGAACCCCGTTCTCACGCTAGACAGGCGTGGGTAATACCCATATACGATACGTCCATCGTTGTGGTGCCCCCATCGGGAGTCGAACCCGATCCGCAACCATACCAAGGTCGCATGCAATCCGCACGCACTCCAGGGGCATTGATTCTGGCACTCCTGACAGGACTTGAACCTGCTAACAGCTGTTACGCCTACTGGGGTGAAAGCCCAGCCACTCGACCCTTTGTATTCAGGAGTATTGTTGGGACACCCAACGGGATTCGAACCCGTGCCTGCGGGGTGAGAGCCTCGCCGACCTTCCTGTAGTCGATGGGTGTATGAAACTTGGTGGGCCGCCTGGGGGTCGAACCCAGATCAGGATTGCTCCTACGGATTAAGAGTCCGCTGCATAACCGCTCTGCCAACGGCCCAAGTTTTGGTACTGCGTGCGGGATTCGAACCCGCGTTCCAACCGTGAAAGGGTCGTGTCCTGGTCCCCTAGACGAACGCAGCATAGATTGGTGGGGCCACTTGGATTCGAACCAAGTTCCAGTCGCTTAAGAGGCGAAGCTTCACCGTCAAAGTTTTGACCCCGTGATTACGTGTTCTCTTCGACGATGAAGGCGGTCTGTGCAACTCCATCAAAGTGGGCGAGGTCGCCGCGGTTGATGAAGAAGACGTTCTTCACGTCTGAGTAAACACGAAGAGAGTACGTCTGCTCTTCGTGCGTGCTCGGTGCGTCGTAGAACGACACGTTGAGCGAAGCTGATTTGTCCGGCTCCACGTACTGAGCTGCAAGGGCGCAGAGCTTCAGCTTGTTGAAGACGGCAACCCAAACGGTACCAGCGCTTCTCGTGTTGAGCCACATGGTGGCGGTGCCAGAGAAGGTGGCGCGGCGGTTGGTCGGGCGAACTGCAACAGTGACGATCTCGGTTCCTTCTCGCAGGCTCGGTGGTGTACCAAGCTTGACTGGAACTTCGTTCTCGACCTCGCGGGCACCGATGATGCCGACCTTGCGGGCTCGAGGAACGTCGCTGAGCTTCTCCCAAACTACGCCACCGAAGGCGTAGGTGCCGCGTGAGTACCACGGCAGCAGCGGGTTGGTGTCAGCGGGCATGTCACACGACAGGAAGAACAGCTCGCCGATCAGAGGCGCACGAGGAAACGTGCCACCTGCTGGAATAGCAAGCCGATCGCGGCCTGAAACGTCGTTCACTGCGTAGTTCTTCATGGGGCTCCTCTGTGTGGTGCCCTATTTACTCGTTGAAAAGTGGACCCGCCGGAGGGAATCGAACCCCCATTTGAACGTTCGTAGCGTCCTGTACTAGTCCGTTGTACGACGGCGAGATAGCTTGGACCCACCGGCTGGATTCGAACCAGCATTCCAACGGCTCGCAACCGTCGGCCTCCTCCATGAGCGGTGAGATAGTGTTTGGTGGCCTAGCGAGGACTCGAACCTCGCAACCCGTCCATGTGAAGGACAGAGGAATCCCATTCACTCTCAAGGCTATTGTTGGTGCCGCCGTACGGAATCGAACCGTCTCCTCAGGCTTTTCAGACCCGCGTACGCACCAGCTATACGACAGCGGCATTGTGTTTGGCGCCGCGGACGGGACTCGAACCCGCCTGCATCTCGTAGACAGCGAGCGGCCCTCCCTGAGAGCTACCGCGGCATGTGTTTGGCAAGGGAGGTGAGACTCGAACTCACTAGTGACCTGCTTCAGAGGCAGGCGGCTCGACCACTTTGCCTTCTCCCCAACTGAATTGTATGACAACAAGGTGTGGCGACGGGTATGCCTTTCGGCAAGTTTGAGTACGAATCAAAGATAACCATCATCCGTTCGGTTGTCATGTTCTTGGCGGGCCGCCAGGGACTCGAACCCCGAACCGCCGGTTTTGGAGACCGGAACTCTGCCAATTGAGCTAGCGACCCATGTTTAGTTTGGCCCAACGCTTCTTTGCGATGTCAGCGTAGTACGTTGGTCCGTATCTTTCTTTGCGTGTCTGCGAAGCTTTCGCGATCGCGAGACTGTCGATGAAGTTGGCATTGGTTGAAGTCTTTCCTCCGGCACTTGCAGCCTTAGCTTGCTGCTCTTTAGACCAGAAGTGTCCCCCACCTTCTCCACCGCGTTTGATGTTCATGCAGAGCTCATTACTGAGATGCTCATCTACGATCTGCCGTTCTCGTTCAGCAAGCTTCTCCCGTGTCGAATGCTGTTCAAGCACTTCTACACGGTGCGCAGATCGACCATGTTTCTTGATCGATCGCTTGAGGTGAAGCCCGCTTCCGAGATAGCCATCGTTCAGATCATCGGTCGTGTGCATCCCGATGTAGAACTTTCCTGTTGGTTCGCAGGTGGTTTTGTAGATGATGTGATGCATGTGGCGGGCCCGGAGAGATTTGAACTCCCATCCTCACGCTTTGGAGGCGTAGATCTTGCCAGTTAGACGACAGACCCATTGTAACATACGATCCATTCTTCAGACAACTTCTTGTAGGCTGAAGAATGGACCCATGGGAACTGCCCGTCGTTTGCACTGGGCGGCCCATGGATCAAACTATCCATCCCTTTTCGCACTCGTCGGCCTGAAGAGTACTCGGCCGGTTCAAAGCGGTCATCCTGCTTGTATACCGCTGGACTTTCAAGCGGTTTTCTCTACATCCAAAAACAAACCAGGGACCTTGCTTTCGCGAGGTCCCTGGTTCTTGGTGTTTGACTGAAGCTTGTTAGGCTTTCGTCTCCCCGAGAACCAGGGCCATTCGATCAATCTCGTGGCGCTCAAAGCGCACGACGGTATTCTGGCGCTGTTGCCAGAACATCTTCGTGGTTTTGACGTTACGGGTGATCATGATGAAGTCCAAGTGCTCGTTGAAGAGTAGATGTTGAGATTATATACAGGGTTTCGCGGTTTGGAACCGTTAAACCCAGGTTGATCGGTGACCTTGCGCTCTTGCGATTGCTTGGTCGATGTTGCTACTGTATCACCCTGGCCGGTGAAGTACACAGCGAATGTGTAACACGTGCAGGTTGTTACACTCACTTCAGCATCCCTAGGTTCTTGAACACGGCGCGGATCAGCGCCTTGTCGTGATCATCAGAGGTCGACTTGGGGCCAAGCAACGAAGCAAGAGTGAAGAAGTACTCACTCACGTGCGACACGGCCTCGAGGTGAGTTTCCATCATGGTGCGGTTGTCGGAGAGCAGCTTAGCAGCATCGATGAGCGGCTTCATCCACTCAGCTGGCTCAAAGCCGCGCCTTTGGAGTAGATCGTTGTACTGGGCGATGTTGCCAACTTCATCGTTGTTGGAGCCGTACAGCAGGCGGAGCTTCGACATGTAGTGCTCCATGTCGATCATCGGTCTGATCTCGGAGCGAACGAAGTGTCCATCATGGTCGAACTTCACGCCCTTCATCATCTGCAGGGCGTCGTACATCACGCGACCGCCGTCGAACGGCAGGTCCTCACCGTACTTCTCTGGCCGACGCATGCTCACGCCGATGGTGTGCGAGAGCATCTCCACCATGTGCCATGCCTTCTCAGGCGTGATACCTGAAACCTCAAGCAGCTTCATGCTCGATCAGACGACCAGCTTGGTAGGAACCGAAGTAGACCTTGCCATTGCTGACGATGGCGCGGTTGGAACCACCGAGGCGGATGATGCGAACGGCGTGCAGCTCAGCGAAGGTCGGTGAGCTCATGACGCCCTTGACGGCAGCTGCCGCATCTGGCTTTGACGTGTCAACGACGAAGACCTTTGAGGTTGCCTTGTCGTGTACCGCGTCAGCGATCTCATCGGCGTTGCGACCGAAGACGTCATCGAAGGTGCCGGCCGGCTTGAGCGCCTTCTTGAGGGCGCCTTGCATTGAGGCCTCGATCAGCAGAAGTTCTTGGATCAGCATATCAGTTCTCCAGCGGGTAGCCGACGTTCTTGAGTACGGCAGTTGAGATTGAGCGGCGCCAGTCGTCGGTGCTCTTGGTTGCCATGAAGAGGTCGCCCATGATGTGCATCACGGCCTGCAGCCGGGCGGCTTCGGCGAGCAGGTCGCTCTTCATGCCGATGACCTCGTAGGTGGCAGTCTGCAGCTTGCGAAGCTTCTCATCAGCTTCAAATCCGACCCCCTCGAGGCGGCGAAGCGCGCTGGCGACGTCGCTGAGCGGCGTGTCTGGCAGCTTCTTCAGCGCCTCAACGAGAGTGTTGAGCGGAATGGCAACGCCGCTAGGACCGAGCGTGGACTTGCCGACACCCGCCTTCTTCATGCTGACGAGCTTGTCGATGTCGTAGTCGTCAGGCGTGTTGTTCTTTGGCAGCTTGGTCGAGATACCAAGCTCCTTCGCGGCCGTCAGCAGCTGCTTCATCTTTGGTGAGTGGCTGTCTGCCCGCGCTTCCTGAAGGTCGGTCAGCTTCATGAGCTCCTCCAGGGGTTGTCGCCGGCGAACCACTCACCTGAGTAGTCATCGCCATGGGTGCCGTGGTGCTGGGCATCGTGGATGCGGTCGGCGGCGTGGTCGTCCCACATGTCGGCAAGGTAGTCGTAGAAGCCCTTCTTGTGGATCTTCTTGAAGGCGGCGTCGGCATCGCTCATGTCAAGCCCACGCTTCTCGAGCCATGGACCGAAGTGATCGATCGGGTCACCGTCAGGGAAGGCGTTGCCGATGGCCTCCTCGCCTGCAGCGACGATGGCGTTGTAGTCGGTTCGCGCCTTCTTGGCGGCCGCCGCCTTCTCGCGCTGCTCGCGGCGCTCCTGCCTGTCGATGTCGTCCCATTCCCTCTGGCGCCGGCGCTCTTCGGCCTTGTCCTCGCGCGACTGCGGGATGTCGTGGCTCTTCATCCAGCGCTGCACCTCGGTCGGGTGCTCCCACCAGCCGTCGATCTTGCGGAAGTTCTTGACGTGACCCATCATGTTGGTCACTGGCCAGGTTTCAATGCCGCTGCCGCGACCCTCAAGGAGTTCAGTAATCTTCATGGCGGTTCAGCGAGTTGTCGAAGCCTTCTTGGTCGGCCTGCATGTCGGTGATGGTCATCCAGCTGCGCTTGTGGTTGCGCGGGTCGGGGCCGTAGCCCTTCTGCTGGTGTGCGATGGTGGTGCCTGCTACGTCGATGGCATCCTCGAGGGTGTCAACGTGCTTGATTGCGAGCAGCTTGCCGTCGTCCTTGAAGACAGCGGCAACGAACGTGTGCTCATTGTGCCTGGGATTGTTCTCGTCGGTGATCTTGCACTGACCTGTGTAGACGCGGCGGTTGTGTCCATCCCAGCCAAGGTGGCGCAGCCAAAGCGTCCACTGCACGCCGTTTGAAAAGTCGACGTGAACAAGTTGGATGTTACCGCTGACTTCATCGAGCTTCATCGGTCAACCGTCTCCAGCCCCATCTTCTTGAGGGTTGCCTTGGCGATGGCCGCCTTGTAGCGCGTCTGATCCTTGTCCTCACCGCTGTTGTGCGTGGTGATGGCGGTGGTGTTCAGAAGGTTGAGGATCTGGTAGGCCTGCTGGACCAGCTTCATCTCCGCCTTGGCCATCTCGTACTGCTCGTGCACCTTCCTGAGCAGGGGCACCAGGCCCCTCAGGCTGTCGAGTACGACGCCGTGCTTGACGACTTCCTCAAAGGCTTGAGCCGCCTCGTCCATGGCATCGGCTCGGGCATTGACCGCGCCCCACAGGGCGGTGTTTGCCTTCTGCCAGCTGTCAACCTTGGTCGGATCAGTGGCGCCCTTCCACAGCTGAATGGCCTGGAGGATGGCTCCGTTGTGGTCGCGCTCGTCTTCGTCCCAGATCTTGTAGAAGTCCTTGGGCGCAGCGGAACCCAGCTCACGCAGGGCGTGAGTGATCAGCTCTCGGTAGTCCTTACGGGTCTCGTAAGGAGAGTGCTCGGCTTCGGGGACAAGTTGAGCAAGGCGCATCCCCTATTTACGGGGATGGGCCGCTCTAGAACTCAAAGAACTCGTTGTGCGCGTTCTTCATGCAGATGTCAAAAAGGATCCGTGCAGCATCGCTGTCACCGCCCAATCCGAACCGTGTCGGATAGGCATTTTGGCAAGCTTCACGCTGTCGATCAAGCCGCTGTACACGCGGCACGACGAAGAGCATTGAACATACAGCTAGCACGATAACAATCAGAATCATCCAATGCTTCATAGTCTGTCCATTGCGTAAATACACATCATGAACACATTCTACACTGTCTACCGCACGACGAACATTGCTACGCACAGGTTCTATATCGGCGTCCACAAGACTACGGACCCCAACGATGGCTATCTCGGGTCTGGTCTCGCCCTCAAGCAGGCCATCAAGAAGTATGGACGAGCCGCCTTCATAAAGGAGGTCCTCTTCTGCTTCGACACCTCAGCTGAGGCCTACGCGAAGGAGAAGGAGCTTGTCACGGCAGCTCTCATCGAGAGCGGTGAGGTGTACAACATCGCCACGGGTGGCGTACCGTCCATCGATTGGGGTAATCGTAGAAAGGCGACCGCGCTGAGAGGTGAAGCTCATCCGCAGTGGGGAAAGCAGCGAACTGAGGAAGCAAAGCGCTCAACCTCAGAAAGTCTGCGTAAAACTTGGGCCACCAAAAACGAAAAACTCCTCGCTGGTATTGCCAAGGGTGCTGAAACTCGACGTGGGAGGCCAAGCCCTATGAGGGGAACAACCCAAACGGCGGAAGCGAATGCAAAACGCTCAGAGAGCCACAAGAAGCTGGCAAAGAAAGAATGCCCTCACTGCCATGGGTTCGTTAGTCCGCAGAATTTTGCCCTACATCATGGTGATAAGTGTCCAGTTCTTACTGGAAAACCATCACGAAGCAAGTTCGTTTTGAATCAATCGCTTGTGACGCCAGTGGGAAACTGACTGCACGTGGCCAGCCCGGACGTACTTGGCGATGCTCGACTTGAACTCGCCGTACTTGAAGCTGGCGGCCTTGCGAACAACGACGCCCTCTTCCTTGTTGGTGTCGATGCCCTCGCAGATGGCTCGGATCTTCTTCTCGTCCCAGGTGCCGTCGTACACCACCTCAACCGGCGTGATGCCAAGCAGCGAGAAGTACTCCAGCGTCTCGTCCCACGACAGGCAGACGTTGCGCTCGTTCCAGAGGCTGAAGCCGAGGAAGTACGAGGGTAGATCGTAGTAGTGGATCGAGTGCTCAGCCCAGAGGTTCTCGCCGCAGACACGCCAGCCTTCAGGCAGGTTAAAGCAGACGTTGTTCACGAGAAACTGCTTGACCCAGGCGCGGTCCTCGCCGCCCTTGCTGTCGATCGAGCGGGCATGGACGTGTCCGTCGCTGTACGCGGTCGTGTTCTCGCCATCCATCTTCTTCGTGACGATGACCCGCTTGCCCTCGAACTGGGAGGCATCGTTCAGGGTCTTGTCGTCGTCATGAGCACCTGGGCTCCAGGGCAGGTGGAACGTACGACCGTACTTCACGTAGGGCGTGAAGAGGTCCAGGACACCGCCCTGAGCAAGCACCTTCTGCACGCTCTCGTCGTAGAACAGCTCGCCTCGGGTACGGCGACCGTCCTCGAGGATGTAGTTGCCCCACTTGTCGATGGGCTGCTCGGGGTAGAACTGATCAGGCACCAGGATCTTGGTGATGCCGGCCTTCTCGCGAACCCACTCAACGCTGTAGTTGGTCTGCTCGCAGCCGAGGTGGTGCTCCTCGCACACGGTCGCGCCGTTGTCGAGGTAGTAGCCGCCGTTGCCCCAGAGCCGGCGCTCGATGATGTGGTGCGCGTCGAGCTTGCCCTCGGGCGTCTCCTCAGCGGAGCGGCCACACAGCACGCAGCGGTAGCCGTCCCGCTTGAAGACGGCTTCGCGGAACTCATCGCGCGTGAGAAGTTTCGGTTCCATGCTTGGATTGTATCACACCTGCCAGGTCGCAGGCGGCAGAAGTGTAACCTGTGGTTACGTGCGCGAGCGGTCCTTGGCGAGGCGCTTGGAGTGCTCTACTTCCTTGTTGTCCTTCCACCACTCCATGAACTTCTTGAAGTCGCCGCCGAACTTCTCCTTCTTCAGGGCCTCGAACACCTGCGAGCAGGTGGTGGCATCACCGAAGCCAAGGGCTCCCTGGGTTGCCGCGTAGTCGCAGTCCCAGTAGGCGGTCTCAAGCTCATCCGTCTTGGCAGCAAGGGTCGAGGTAGCGATGAGGGCGGCAAGGATGAGGGTGCGTTTGTCCATGCGGCTATTTAGCCACGCCGAGCCCCTGCAGCCGCTTCAGCTCCACCTCAAACTCGGTCTCCAGGGAGCGCTGGAAGCGCACGCTGAGAATGACGCGGGGCACCAGATTGGGGTTGAAGACGTTGTGAGGTACGTTGGTGCGGACGAGCGTAGGTGCGCTGATCTCAACCCAGTCCAGTTCGCGGATAACCGCTGATCGCGGAAACCGCATGGCGATGGAGTTGCCCATCTCTGGACGGTGGTGTCGATCGCGCTGCTGCTGAGCTCGATCAACCTCGTAGTAGCGGAACTGCGTGTCCTTGCAGCCCAGCACTGGAAAGTTCACCGCCCACTTAGTTCCGCTTTCCCAGCTGTAGCCGTCAACGTGGATGCCTGTCTCGGTTTTCGGTGGAGTGATGAACAGCCGAGTTCGAAAGAACGACGACTGAAAGGTGCGCTTCAGCTCATCACACAGCGCGGGACAGAGCGCCTCCAGGTCAACCAGCGGCATGTGGTGCTCGGTGGCAGAGAGGTGCTGCCGGGCTTCGGTGATCAGCTGCTGGCGCTCAGGGTACGCAATCTCAAGTGGCGCGAAGTTCAGATCCATAGCCCGTCCTGCTGCAGCGCGTCCTTGAACTTGAACCCGAAGATGGCAACTCGGCGCTCCTCATCACCCACCTCAACGCTGTGGCTCCAACCGGTGTTGATGAAGTAGATGCCGCCTCGCTCCATGTAGAGGTGCTCTTCGCCCTGCTTCGTCTTGAACTTGAACACGCCGCTTGGGTTCAGGCAGATCTGGGCGCGGCACGAGACCGAGGGGTCGGTGTCGATGTGCCATGGAATGAAGTGATGCGGCTTGGAGATAGAGAGCCGGAAGCGGTACACCTTGGTGAAGTGCTCCTGCAGGGCGGCGCCAATGTGCTTGTACTGCTCGTCCCACTTCCAGTAGAACGTCTCGTCAGGAGGGTAGATCTCAGGGCTCTCCTGCAGCAGGACCTGGCGGTAGCTCGCAGGCACGGCGTTGAACGTTCCCGTCAGATCGAAGCTGGACGGCAGAGTGTAGTTGTCGCCACCCAGGTCGTTGCGCTCGCAGGTGCGGGCAAGGGTGTCGAGCTCGTCAACGAGCGCCTCGGGGAAGGTGCCGATGCGGTGGAAGGCCTTGAGCTCCCTACGGCTTGGGCCGTCACCGTGTACGCGACCGCGCGCTGTCTTCATGTCTTGATCCTCTCGATGAACCACGCTCCCATGTCCAGCTCGTGCGGCTCTCCGAAGCGGTAGCGGCCAGGCCAGCGGTGGTGGTTGTTGTGGTAGCCGCCTCCCAGGGTGATGAGCGCGTACCAGTGGATGTTGCGGCTGTCATCAGGCGTATCGAAGTTGCGGTAGCCGACCGAAGGCAGGTGCAGCAGCACGTTGCCCAGGTTCTCGAACATGCCGAGGATGAAGTAGCCACCCAGCGTGAAGAAGAACAGACCGAAGCGCCAGTCGATGAGGTAGGCCAGTCCAACCACCAGCCAGTAGAGCTTGTAGTAGTGGCGGTGAATGACCTTCAGCAGCGGGTCGGTGTACATGGACCGGTTCGCTGGTGTCTTGATGTCAGGCGCCGGCTCAAACTGCCAGCCGATGAAGGCGCGGAAGACGCCGTTGCGCGGTGAGTGCACGTCCTCAGGGGTGTCAGGCTTCAGGTGGTGGTGCTTGTGCAGCGCCACCCAGAAGAAAGGTGAGCCCATGCCGGTGAGCGAGCCGCAGGCGACCATGGCCCAGTGCCAGAACTTGGACGTCTTGAAGGACTGGTGCGTCAGGTAGCGGTGGAAGCCGATGCTGGCACCGAAGATGCCGAGCACGTAGAAGCCGAGGGCGGCGTACACCACGTCGAGCCATCGAAAGTCGGTGACCAGCACGTAGACAGCAGCGGCAGTCAGCAGCCACTGCCAGATGGTGAGCTTCTTGAAGTGCGTCATTTCTGCCAGTAGTGCTTCACGTTGATGCGCCAAAAGGCGCGCTCTTCATCACCACCCAGCGCCTTGCGGCCGTGCAGCACCCCGCTCCAGTTGTCAAAGAGCACGAGGTCGCCCAGCTGCCACACGTGTTCGTAGGTGTTGTCGGGCGTGTCTGCAACGGCGATCAGATCGCGCGCCACCTGGGAGCCAAGCCGCTGCCCGTCAAGGAGCACGTCCTGCACCCATGGTCCAACGGCGTTGATCAGCACCGACTTCCGCTTCGTGTGAGGATGCTCCTCTACCATCGGAATGAGCTTGTGCGGTACCTGCGCCAGGTCGAGGGCATCTGAGTACCAGTGCTTGATCTCCTGCTCGTAGCGCGGAAGCAGTGCAGCCTGCTCAGGTGGGAGGCGGTCCCATAGCACGTCGGCGTCAATGAACGAGGTCGACGTTGGGTAGGAGGGCAGCTTGGTTGGGTACAGCGAGCGAATGGGGTAGCGAATTGGGCGGTGGAAGGGGATGTCGCGGTGGTAGCTCAGCGACCCGTTTCCCATGCTCTTCTGCATGATGACGTTGCTGTAGACGGTCAGGCACTCGCCGCCCTGCACCGCGATTGGCACCTCGTGCGATAGCTCATAGAGCGGCTTCATCCATGGCCGCCCAAATGCGTGGTGCACCTGCACAAACTCCCAGGCGCGTAGCTGCAGGTCGCGAAACACCAGCACCTTCTTCTGATAGAGCTGCTCGCGCCAGTAGTCCGTCGCACCCAGAATGTCGTTGAGTGAAACACGTGGAGCAATGGCAACGAAGTGGGAAGGGATCATGAGTACTTGAGCGGGCTTTCGATGCGCGTGAAGTCCTTGGCCATCGCCTTCTTCAGGTAGGTAAGGTAGATGTCAAGGGCCTGCCGGCGGCTGATGAGCGGATAGGGGCGCTGCAGCGGGCAGATGATGAAGCCGCGTTCACGCACCTTCTGTCCGAGCTCGGCCTTCATGGCATCCGGCCACTCGGGGTAGTCGGTGTGAAAGGTGCGCTCAATGTGCTCAGGCGACTTCCACACCTCCATGTGATCGATGGAGCGGTTGGCGCGGTTGAGCGTCTTGATGCGGAACACCATGTTGCCGCTGATCTCACCACGGGCGAGCGCGTCGTTGTGTGGCTTCCAGAGGTGAGCAAGGTCCTTCGTCATGTTGCGAAGGTTGAGCTTCAGCTCGCTGCTTCCATCAGCGAAGTAGTTCTCAAGGAACTCCTCGTTGTTGGTGTGCCTGATCCAGTTGTAGCGAACGGCCCAGGGGCCCTTGCCATCTGGCTCAAAGAGCGACGGCCAGTCCTTAGCCTGCGGGTCGGACGAGATCATTGAACACACCCTCAACACGGACGCTGTACGTGAACACCGGCGCGGCCTCAGTACCGTGCCAGTCCATCTCATTGAACCAGATGAACGCCTTGGAAGGATCTGCGTAGATGCGCTGCTTGTTCTCGTCCATCACGTAGATCCGCTTGCAGACGCCCTGCGCCTGAAGCTGCGGCTGGAAGTAGATGAAGTCGGCGTTGCCCATGCGCTCGCGCTGCGCCTGGTCTGAGGCGTCAAAGTGCGGCACGGTCTCGTTGTTCGCCTCGGTCATGAAGATCAGCACGCGTCCGATGCTCTTCATGGGCAGCTTGCGAATGAGGCCCATCAGCTTCGGAAAGTACACCACGTTCGGCGTGTCGTAGCACTGCTCGGCGATGGCCTTGTTCTCGTGGTACGTCTGCTCCACCTGCTTGTTGGCGCGCAGGAAGCAGAGCCAGAAGGGGTGGCGCATCGGTGTTGTCAGCGACAGGAACTTGATGCGCTGCTCCATCGTCGACAGGTTCTTGAAGATGGCCTGCTGCTGTGGGGTGAGCAGCTTGTCCGCGCCCTTGTAGTAGGTCGCCATCTCCTCGGCCTTCCAGTCGTCGTGCGCGCCAGCCGAAACGGCCGTCTTGATCCACGGCGCCTTGGCAAGTCCACGGGCAGTGTCGTTGTGGATGTCCTCCCAGTTCACCTCAGGGCAGAACTCATCGAGGTACTGGAACGGAGCTCCGTGCTTCAGGCCGACTTCCATGGGTGCTCCTTCGTTTGAATGTCAATGATGAGGTGGACGCGCGGGTTGGTGCTCTCATTGCGCACGCCGTGCAGGTCGCGGTTGTTCAGGCGGTACAGTCCACCATGTGGCATGCGCGCCTCGTTGCCGAGGTCATCGAAGAAGATGGTGCCCTCGTCGGTGATGAGCGGGATGTGCAGGCGGTCGTGCACCTGAAAGTAGGTGCCTGGATCGATGTGAAGACCGACATCACCACCTGCCTCCAGGCGCACGCACTGAATGCGGCCCATGTGCAGGCCCTTCACCTTCTGGTACGCCCAGCCGGCAAGGATGGCCAGGGCCGGCAGCGTGTTGAAGTTCTGCGTGTTGCGGCACTCGACAATCTCGCCGTACTCCAGCACGGTCAGATCGGTGCGGTTGGTATCGTGAACGCGAAGCGGAATGGCCGTGCTGGTGCCAAACACTCCTGAGCGGCGGCGCACCTCATCCTGTCCGATGGTTGCCCAGTCGATGGTGCGCAGCTCACTGAGCGCCCTGTTCATGAAGTAGCCGTCTACGGTGGCGAGCCGTTCAACAAGGGGCTGACGCATCAGAAGTACTCCACTTCATCACCCAGCTGCAGGGCCGGCTGACGGTGCTCGTTCTTCAGGCAGCACATGACGACCATCACGTCCTTGTCGTAGGTGCGCGCACCTAGCAGGGTGTCGTGCGTTGTCACGGTTGAGCGCTGCCCAGCTGGCACGATCTCCATCAGGAACTTCTGGTAGCGGTGACCGAGCCTTGAGGCACCCATGAACGAGTAGCCGTTGCGGTGCATCTTCGTGTAGCCTGGGGCAATCGCGCGGCTGTACCACCAGGTGAACTGGCCTGCTGCCTCACGTGCGCCGACGATGTGGTCGATGAGCGGTGAGATGGGGTTGTTCTGTCCTGGCAGCGCGGCGTAGTACGTCATCTCACCAGGCTTCACGTAGATGCTGTCGATCGAGTACATCTGCATGCCGTCCCAGTCATGGTGTCGCATGGTCGCCACAAGGTCATCACCTCGGAAGGCGCACTCGATGAAGCCGACATCGAGGTCCGTGCGCTCAGGTACCTTCGTACGCATGAGGCGCGCGTGCACTGTCCACAGGCGCTTCACCTGCTTGAAGTCATCTTCAGTCTCGGCTCGGCGCAGCGTGTACACGGGCAAGTCCTACGAAGGAAAGAAGACGGATCCAAAGCCAACCAGCATCGAACTCGTACCACTTCACGGACAACTTTGCAGATGCGGGGTTGGCATGGTGGTTGTTGTGCAGCTCCTCACCGGCCATGATGAGGCCGATGGGGAAGATGTTTGTGCTGTAGTCCTTGGTGTCGGTGTTGCGGTAACCCAACCAGTGACCGACGCCGTTGACGACACCCGCACCCCAGAACGGGATCCAGAGGTAGTTCACCAGCCAGATGATCCAGCCACCCAAGCCAAGCAGAGCGGTTAGCAGCACCATGCCGATGAATGGCCCAAGCTTGGACTGACGGTAGACGTTTCGCTCAAGCCAATCCGTTGGGCAGCCGCGGGCGTAGGCCTGCATGGCAATCGGGTTGCTGCCTTCATGGAGGTACAGGAACGTTCCACCAACTAGCACGTTCCACAGGCCGTACAGGTGCGGTGAATGCGGGTCACCAGCAGCATCCACGTAACGGTGGTGCTTGCGGTGAACACCTACCCAGGTGGTAGTGTTGATGCCGGTGCCAAGCCAGAGGTAGAGCCGAATGAGGTGCACCAGCGCAGGGTGAAGCGTCAGCGCCCTATGGGCAAGGGAGCGGTGAAGGTAGATGGACACGCTGGCGATCGTGAGATGCGTCAGCAGCAGTCCGAGAAGGAGAAGCGTCATGCGACCTTTCGCCAGTCGTCACCAACCTGTCGAACGTCCCAGGCCAGGCCGACGGCCTTCAGCGCGTTGATGACGTACTTGCCTGGATCAAACTGCCAGCCGTAGCCAAAGCGGTAGTCGGCCGGGTGGGCGTGGTGGTTGTTGTGCCAGCCCTCACCGAAGGACACGAGGCTCCACCACCAGACGTTGTGCGCCTGGTCCTTCGAGTCAAAGTCCTTGCGTCCGAACAGCGGCTCATGGTCGATCCAGTTGCTCAGCCGAGAGACGAGCGTGTTGAGCGCCACAGGGACTGCCCACGCAAACGCAAGCGTGTCCAGTCCGAAGATGGCGAGAAGCAGAAGCGGGTAGCCAATGACCAGCGCGTGGTGGTAGTCATGGTAGAAGCGGTGCACCGGGTCGTTGATGATGTCGCGCACCATCCACTTGCCACCGAACTCCTCGAACTTCTGACCGTACTGGCCGGTAATGGCGCCTAGCGGGCCGTAGACAACAGGTGAGTGCGGATCGCCTTCCTTGTCGGAGAAGGCGTGGTGGGCGCGGTGCACAAAGACCCAGCCAACGCTCGAGCCCGTGCAGCCGAGGTTGGCAAACAGCGCGAACAGGTACTCAAGCGGCTTCCACAGGCCGTACGAGCGGTGCGCCAGCAGGCGGTGGAAGGTGACGGTGATGCCAAGGCCAAATACGGCTGCGTAGCCCAGCAGGCTAAGCGTCCAAGCCATCAGCGAGTGGGAATGGTCGGTTGTGAGAATGGCGAGGGTGATTGCGATCGCGATGATCTGGAGGGTCACGAGGACGCTCTCCTTGGGACGCAGCAGGTTCTTCATGGTGGGCTCTCCTGTCGTATTTATGGCCTCCACCGGTGCCTAAATACCACAGCAGACCAACCTCACTATGACCAGCATCAACCTTCTAGCCGAGCGTCGGCGACACGCCCTTGCCAACGGATTGGTGAAACCGGGCACAATTGCTCGCTTCGTGGAGCTGGAGGAGCGGTACGGCCGCTACCTCTACCTGCCGCTCGACCTGCCTGATCCGAAGGTTGATGATGCGTTTCGGCAGTGGTTTGCCGAGAACTCGCAGCACATCAACAAGGTGCGCGCTGATGTCGCCGGTGGCTACAACGAAGTCAAGACCTTTCGAAGCATCGACCGAGCACCGATGAACAATGCCATTTGGCAGGTGAACGTGCGCGAAGACGTTTTGACGGAGTTTCCGGCCATCGGTGAGTATCTCGCGGCTTTGCCGTATGAGGGTGTGGCAAACTGGTCCATCTGGTCAAGCAACATGCCGGTGAGCCACCACCGTGATGAGGGCCCATGGTACGACCTGCCGTGCGCCTTTCGCTTGATGCTGTTTGATACCAACCCGGCCGGAACGCTGATCATTCGCGAGAGCCCGGTAGAGAACAACAAGTACGCAGGCGGCGTCTATCTGCCGCGCGTTGAGGGAACCCGTGCCTTTGCATGGAACAACCTTAGGGTTACCCACGCCTCAACCCACGATCCAGCCTATGAGAAGGCACTGCTGATCACCCATGCCGGTCGGCTCGACCTGGACCGGTATGAGGACCTCATGGAGCGGTCGCTCGCTAAATATGGCCAGCACGCTCTTGTCAGCAGCCACCCTCGGTCTGACTTCAGCCACATCTAAGGACGCCACCATGACGCTCAAGGCCCGCATCACCAAGTACACCAAGCGCAACCCATCCAGCCCCGGTTGGTTCACAGCCGCTGGCTTCATTGACATTCGCGATGGACGCGCTCCAGTACCAGCCGGTTTGACCGACATGACCGCTCTTGAGCGCTACGTGTCTGCCTGGCGCCAGCTGCAGGTGAAGATGCTGACCGCTCCAGGCACGCTGGTGGAGCTGTACACCGACCATGACGCCATCAACCACTTCACCGTGATGGTGTTTGCATCTTCAGCTGACCTACAGGCTGCCATGCTGCACCTGCGCGCTGACGATACCGTCTTCCAAACGTTCATCGAGGCGCGCAACTGGTTGGCTGAAGCCCTTCAGGTGAACATCACCACCTACCCTGAGGTGGACCTGGCGATCGAAGGCATGAGCGATCGCCCAGATGCTGCTCGCCTGGTCGTGCTTACGGCTCCTGCACCGACCTCAGCTGACTGAGGCGCTCGAGCGCTTCATCAAAGAACAGGGCACGGTCGCCCTGAATGTCCCACAGCACGAGGCTGAGCACCCAGCGATGCTCGCTCGTCATGTTCATGATTGAGTGGGGCGTGCCGACATTGACGAGGGTCGGCTGCTTGATCTGATGGCGGTAGATTGGGATGCAGTCCCTAGCCTCTATCGTGAGGTAGCGCGTTCCAATTGCGGTCATGCGCTGAGTGGGCTGCACACCGTTCTTCAGCTTCCACCACATCATCCATGAGCCCTGCGCTCCCCACTGCCAGTTCAGCTTCGCGATGTTGTTGAGCTCGGGTCCATCTACATGGATTGGGAGCAGCTGCCGCGGTGGCGTGACGAAGGCCTCAGCGTGGGAGATGGTGATGCCGTGACTTGCCAGAAGGTCCATGATCTGGAGGTCCATCTTCTCCCTTGGCACCCGAAACTGGTGCCTCACCGTCAAGTCGCAGTCACGAACTGCGATCGAGCGCAGGTGATCGGTGTCAAAGGGAAGCGTCAGGTCAACTGCCAGCGGTGTCACGTGGGGCTCCGGTAAATACCAGCACGCTCGTATTTAGGACTGCACCGGTGGACTTCTTCAATCACAACCTGGTCTACGGCTACGGAGATGGCAGGTTCAACCCACAGGACAAGGTGGCACCCAACACCATGTGGTGCAGCTACGGAAAGGTGCAGCGACCAGTCGGCTCGTTTCGTGAGGAGTGCGCTCGCACCGCCGAGGTCATTCACTGGCAGGCAGCGATGTACGGCTACGAACCGGTGGTGCTGCTGAGCGGCGGCCTGGACAGCGAGGTTGTCGCCAAGGCCTTTCTGGAAAGCGGTCGGCCGTTTCGAACCGCCACCTTTCGCTTCGCCAATGGGCTGAACTCGCATGAGGTTGACTACGCGCGCTTCTTCCTGGAGCGCCACGGGCTGCTTGAGCGCCACGAGTGGTACGACATGGACATCGAGGAGTGGTGCCAGTCGCGGCTCGCGCACTCGCTCTTCACCGAGACGCAGTGCTCGTTCTTCGAGATGGTGCCGCACATGGAGCTCATGAAGCACCTGTACCAGCGGGGTGGGCTGCCGGTGTTGGGCAACGGTGAGGTGCTGCTTCTCAAGCAGCCAGATCGGTCATGGCGCTACGTTGAGTACGAGTACGACCTGGCGTGGTACCGCTTCGAGCGCAAGTTCGGTGTTCGTGGAGTGATGGGCTTCTTCCAGCACACCGCTGAGATGATGCTCGCGGCGCTGCAGGAGCCGCGGTATCAGGAGCTGCTTGCAGGAAAGAACAAGGCGGCGAACCTACTGCTGCCCCACTCGCGCGAGGTGAAGTACGCCATCTACCGCGATCACTGGCCAGACCTGGTGCGGAGGAAGAAGTTTGATGGTGGTGAGAAGGTTCGGCACCTCTTCAAGCCCCTTGACAGGAAGCTGACAGCGCAGTACGCTGTTCCTTACACCGACGTTTGGACGTGCGACGCTGGTGAGCTGCAGGCTTCCTTGACGATGGAGCTGAACCGCTCGTAGGTCATGTCCTTGTCCAGCGTTCGAAACGTCAGAATGACGCGGTGCTGGTCAGAGCGGTTGTGAAAGTCATGGAAGTTGCCGACGTTGAGCACCACCGCCTCGTCAGGCTTCATCGTGAACTGGCAGACCGGCTGCTGGCGGTACGGGTTGAAGTTTACGAGCTCACGTGACCTCTTCGTTACCGCATCCACCTTGTACATGCCGAGTACCTGCTCATCGTTCCAGAAGCGGGTGATGGAGCGATCGTCGGCAATGTGCAGCGGGTAGTTGAGCCCGGCCATCAGGTCGTAGCCATCACGGTGGGCTCGGTAGTACGTGCGCGGTGGCGTAACGAAGATGGAGACGCGCTGGTTCCAGAGCTTCAGCTGTCGCCAGCACGGCACCTGTTCAATCAGCGCCTGACCAACATCCTCAGGCAGGGCGTGGTGCTTGAACTTGGTGAACTGCTCCCAGTAGGTGGGGTTCAACCGTAGAAGGTTCCTGACAGCATCGACTGATGGATCGGTGAACGTCAGGTAGTACGGATCGTGAACCTCTCGAAGCTGCACGCGTCAGTCCTTGATGAGCCGCATCTGCTGACGGGCAAGCCCATCGGACAGCTCCTTCCAGCTGCGTGGCTTTTCCAGCTTCTCCAGCTCACTGTTGCGGCGAAGCTGCGTGACAGCAGGGGCTGGGGCTGGGGCGCTGGCGGCCGAGGCAGCCGGTGCTGGCTCCTTCACGTCCTTGGGCTTCTCTTCGATCTTCAGCTGAACGCGCATGAAGCCACCGACCTCATCAAGCTCGTAGGACACCGGCTTGGCCGTCTTTCCCTGCTGGATGAGAGAGACCATTGCCTGCTGGAAACCAACGAGCTGCGCGAGCTCCTTGCGAAGGTCGTTGTTCGCGGCCTCAAGCTTCGCTACCTGCGCCTTGAGGTCCTCCTCCTTGGCGTAGCGCTCATCGATCTTGAAGAGAAATGGCACCACGGTGACCAGCGTGGCGATGACTGCTGCCACCGTTGCTGGTACACCGATCTTCTTGAGTAGGTCTAGCATGATAGGTCTCCGTATGTGGAGACCTATTTACGCTCACGCCGCTAGGTTCGTACCGCACTCACGGCAGAACTTCGTGCCGTGCTTGTTCTTGGTACCGCAGGTGGGGCACTCCTGCTTGGTCTTGACTGTGACCGGCTGCTGCACAGCCTTCTCACCAATCACGCCGAGCAGCTTCAGCACCATGACGTGCTTCTGACCATCGGTCGGGAACCAGGCGCCCTGTTGGAACTTCTGGTCGCTCTCGCTTCCAGCCACCGTGATGCCGACGTCGTTCAGCTGCGGCAGCTCCACCTGCGGTGGAACGAACGTCTTCTTGACGCGCATGTTGCTGGCGTCGAGGCTGCCCAGCTTGGTGCTTCTCGTGGGAGACGAGTAGGTTGCGGTGTTTGAAGAAAGGCTGGCACTTGCTGAGGCGTTCTGCGCGACGCCGAAGCTGTCGCACGTCTGGCTGATGTTGGCGGTCACCGAGCCGATCTTGAAGTCGGAGGCGGAGATGCCGTTCACGCCGTTGACAGCCGAGCAGAGGATTTCACCAGGTGGAAATGGCGTGCTCGTGACGGTGTAGCTCGGGTAGTACCAGACCGGCCAGGGGCGCGTCTTCCAGTACTCCTCGACGTACGTCTTCTTGATCGTCTCGTACTCGATCTTGGCGGGCTGGCGCTCAAACTCGAACTCGACGCGGATCAGGCCGTCTTCTGACTTGATGCCGCGCGGACCGTTCTCGATCTTCGAGGTGCGCTCGATGAACTTGAACTTGTGGCCGCTGGACAGGTTTCCGCCCTTGATGAAGCGCTCCAGCTCGACGGTGCCGTTCGCTGGCACGATGAGGCTGGTGCCCTCAGTGGCGTCCTGACCATCAACCGATACGCGCACCAGTGCCCGTACGGAGTTCAGGTTCTTGAAGTGGAGGGAGTATTCACTGCCGAAGGGGAGGTGGACAGTGTCGCCGTGCTCGCGTAGAACGCGACCATTGTGCTTGACGGCGATAGCAAGCTTTTCCGAGTACATCACTCAGCTTCCTTTCCAACATCTTGAACAGCCCACTGACTAGGGGCTCGAAGGGTTAAAGTCAGTTGCGTTGGTAGCTGTATTTATTCTTCCGTGGAACCTGAGCGGATGATGCCCCAGGTCAGGACGCAGTAGGGAAGGTCACGCCGCTCGCGGCTGAACGTGAGGTTGCTGATGACCTGCTCAGGCGTTGTCTTCTCAATCTCAATCCACCGGTTCCGGCGGCCGTCACGCAGGGTGCAGACATCCTGGATGTTGTTCGTCTTCAGCTTCTGGATGACGACCTCGTAGTCCGTCTCAAGGTCGTTGTTGATGGACCGAGCCAGCAGGCGCTTCAGCTCCTGGTTCCAGAGGTCATGCACGAAGGCCGCCATGCGCTGCTCAAACGGCACCTTCTGCTTCTCCTCGCCGCGGATGCCGCCCTTTGGGATGAAGGTACCACCCATGAGGATGAAGTCCTTGCGGGTGACAGGCAGCTGGCCAGTTGCCTTGCCTGTGGCGCCATCGATGGTGAAGCCGTGCTTGGCAGCAAGCTCCCTGTACCGCGTCAGCAGCTGCTTCGTGACGTTGTCCATGCCCTTGCCGATCGGCGGCAGCAGCGGCTCGTAGCCCTTAACTTCATGCAGCATCATGCTGACTTCTTCACAACGCGAATGAGCTTGCGCTCGGGCTGCGGGGTCTCAGGCGTGAAGTCGCGCGGAGGATCGATTTCCCACGTGAAGAACAGCTCATCGTGCGCCTCCTCGTTGCCCTTGTAGATGGACCCTGTCCACCGGCGCTTGTTGCGCAGAACATTGGCAACCAGCTCCGTTACCAGCTTGACTGGATCATCTGGGCGGATAACGCGCCTGTCAGGATCCTTTGCCCAGTGGTAATCGTGAAACGTACGCACCACTCGACTTGGGTTGTCGGCGGCCAGCTTGATGAGGAACTTGGCGATCTCACCAGGAAGAGCGATCTTGCCCATGTCGATCTGCTCGCTCTTGCTGAACATCGTGTTGCCGGCCTTCGGACGCAGGAAGCCGCCGAAGCGCCACATCGTGAACTCGTGTGGGTCAGCCGTCAGCTTATGGCCGCGCTTTGGGTGCTTGAGGTAGACCTTCTCCGGCTTGGGAGGAGTTCGATCTTCAAAGCCACAGGACCGCAGCAGGTGCTTGTAGTCGCTGTCAAGCTTCTTAACCCAGGCCGGAACTTCGGCTTCGAGGAGCTGTGTGACCTTCATGGTGACTTCTTCTTTGGCAAGTGGGCCGCGCTCTCAACGATCCAGTAGACCTTCAGCTTTGCTGGGCGACGTGGATCAGTGCTCTCTTGGTAGGACGGCTTCAGCAGGCGCACGACCTCATCAACTGATGGGATCGGCTGGCCACCTGGACCAAAGGCCTGAGCGAGCCTTGTTTCAGGGCGAATGAGGTAGCCGCGGTGGGCAAGCTCGATCAGCTTCTTGGCGATCGCCTTCACCATGAGGTCCGCGCGCTGCTTCTGCGTGAACATGTTCTCTGGTGCGTTCAGGATTTCAAACTCACCGCCGAAGTCGGCCTCGTGAATGCTCCACTTGGAGAAGCGGGCAGGCG